TTTGTAAGCCCTGCCATGATATAAAAACAAAGAAAGAAACTTTAAAAAGGAAATAAATGTTATTATTTTTTTATATATTACTCGTTATTTATTCTTTTTTCTGTGCAGCAAGTCTTTATTTTAAACTTTTTTCTTTCTCTGAAAGTCCTGAGTATGCCTTCTTCTATTTACTATTTGTAATAATAACTCCTTGGACTCTTTTACCAGCAGGTTTTAGACTACTAACTAAACTAGGAATAATAAATGAATAACTATACTACACAATATCAATTTAGGTCTATTGACTCAGAAGGAAAAGAAATCTTATACACATGTAAACCAAATATTGATTCTTGGCATGAGCTTGTACGAGAATTTGATTTATTCTTACAAGGAAATGGTTTTGTGTTTAAAGACAACACCAAGTTCGATAGGATAGAAGGAGAATATGACTGGACATAATGACATAACAGGAGATACTTTAATAAGTAAACCAACCTCTAAAGAATACGAAGAAGGTTGGGATAGAGTTTTTGGAACTACTATAGATAAAGAAAAATGTAAACATGATTTTAAATACGATGGTCATGGACATAATTATAGTGTGTATAAATGTAGTAAATGTGGAGAAGAAGAAGAACGATGAATATCCTATTGTTGGACTGCGAAACATCCCCCAACACAGCTTTTGTATGGGGAATATTTAATGAAACAATACCACTGGCCCGGCTTATCGAAAGTAGTGGTATCTTATGCTGGAGTGCCAAATGGTTAGGTTCTGAAGAAGTCTTCTTTGATTCTATCCATAAGAGTTCTAAGAAGAGACTACTTCGTGGAATACATGAACTTCTTTCAGCAGCAGATGTTGTAGTCACATACAATGGTAATAGGTTTGATTTACCAGTGCTTAACAAAGAGTTCCTGCTTGCAGAAATGCTTCCACCTTCTCCGTATAAGAGTCTTGACCTATACCAAACAGTTAAACGTCAATTTAAATTTACGTCTAATAAACTAGATCATATTTGTGAACAACTTGGTTTTGGAAATAAAAAAGACACTAACTTCCAACTCTGGGTTGACTGTATGAACAGAGATTCTTCTGCTTGGGCAACTATGGAGGCATATAATATACATGATGTAATTCTTTTGGAGCAAGTTTATCATCGAATCAAACCGTGGATCAGAAATCATCCGAATCAAAATCTCTACTCCGAAGGTGAACACGTCTGTCCAAACTGCGGAAACACACATCTTCAAAAACGAGGAACAAGCTATACAATTTCTGGAAAATATCAAAGATATCAATGTAAAACGTGTGGAACATGGAGTCGTAGTGTAAAGAAAATCCAAGAATCTGTTGCTATACAGGGAGCAAGTTAATGATTACTGTTGAACGAAGTTTTTATCCTGTTAAACTTAATATAACTTCTGAAGAAGATTATAAATTCTTTCAACTAATATTAAATTATACAGAACATTATATTTATGAAAGACAAAATAAGTACTTTGGGAGAGGTTTTACTAAAGAAGAACAAAGTTTCTTATATGAATTAAAAGAATTAAAAAGGAAATTCTAATGGAAAATACTACTAGTGATGTGTATAATCAAGTAGACTCTGACCCAAGACCAGGATGGGAATACTATCCTCCGGGCTGGCAGGCAAGACTTGGAGAGAAAATAAAGGAACCTACTGGGTACATTCCTCATGTTCTTCTTAAACCTAGTAATTCTTATGGTGATTGGGAAGTAGGAGACTTTATTACCAAACGTAAACTTAACTTCTATGAAGGCAATGTGATTAAGTACATTGATCGTCATCGCCGTAAGAATGGTAAAGAAGATTTACTTAAAGCACGTGAGTATATTAATCAATTAATTAAAGAGTATGACTAATCCTACAACCACAACACTAGAAGAACTCAAAGACCATCTGAAGACAGTGGATGAAATCACGCTATTAGAAATGTTTAATATTAGTAGCGAAGAACTCGTGGATAGATTTGAGGACAAGGTGGAAATTAAGTATGACGAATTACTAGAAGAATACGGAAATGAGGAACAGGATTGAGTACATTCCCAAGTAGTTATCAAAGTGTTATACATATGTCAAGGTATTCTCGTTATATTCCTGAATTAAAACGAAGAGAAAATTGGACTGAAACTGTACAACGATTAATGCAGTTTATTGGAAATAAAATAGGACAGGAATTTAAAGAGAGTGATGAATATTTACGAATAAAAGATGCTATACTACATCTGGAAGTGATGCCTAGTATGCGACTTTTAATGGTCGCCGGAGAAGCTTGTGAAAGAGATAATATAAGTGCATACAACTGTGCCTATCTAGCTGTTAATAGTAAACGGTCTTTTAGTGAGGCTCTGTATATTCTTATGAATGGTACAGGAGTAGGGTTTAGTTGTGAACGACAAGAGATAGTTCATTTACCAGCAGTTCCAGGAGAATTAAATGAAGTTAATGATACGATTGTGGTTGGTGATAGTAAATTGGGTTGGGCGAAAGCTTTCCGTAAACTATTGTCATCTTTGTGGGAAGGAGATATTCCGAGGATTGACTACAGCAAAGTTAGACCAGCAGGTGCAAGACTTAAAACTTTTGGGGGGAGAGCTTCAGGCCCAGAACCTTTGCGTGAGTTGTTTAACTTCTGCATTGAAACTTTCAAAGAGGCAAAAGGGAGGAAACTCAACTCCATCGAAGTACACGATATTATGTGCAAAATTGGTGAAGTCGTCGTCGTTGGAGGAGTTAGACGAAGTGCTCTTATCAGCCTTTCCAACCTCACTGACAGACGAATGCGTGAAGCCAAAGTCGGTGCGTGGTGGGAAACAAACTCCCAAAGAGCATTAGCAAACAACAGTGTATGTTACACGGAGAAACCAGATGCTGAAACTTTCATGGAAGAATGGTTAAGTTTAATTCGTTCTAAAAGTGGAGAAAGAGGTATTTTCTCTCGTGTAGCTAGTCAAAAGCAGGCTTCTAAATGGGGTCGTCGTAGTACTAATTATACTTTTGAATTAGAAGATGGAAGTAAACAAACTTACCGAGCTAATGAACAAGTAAAAACACGACGAGGATTACTTTCTGCTTGGCAAATAACAGAACAGGATGAAATTATAAATGAGTAAACCNCNTNNTNCTTTATATATGAAAGAGTACTATAAAAAGAATAAAGACAAACTAAACCAACAAGCAAGGGAATATTATAAATTACATAAAGAAAAGATTTTAATAGCACAAAAAACAGCAACAAGAAAACGTCTTTATAACCTCTCAGATAATCAAGTACAAGAAGTATTAAAAGAACAAAATAATTGCTGTGCTATTTGTAAACAAGAATTTACTAAAGAACCACATATAGATCATAATCATACTACTATGAATTTTAGAGGTCTTCTTTGTTTGTCTTGTAACACTACTCTTGGGAAATATGAAAAACATAAAGAAAGTTTTGATAGATACTTATTTTTGGCCTATATAAATGAAAATTAAAAGTATAAAAAAAGAAAGATATGAAGAACACTTAGGCACTAATCCTTGTAGCGAGATCATCCTACGAGATAAAGCCTTCTGTAATTTAACAGAGGTGGTTGTCAGATCAGCAGATACCTTTTCAACCCTCAAGAGAAAGGTGGAACTCGCAACTATTCTTGGAACTATTCAAAGTACCTTCACCAACTTCAACTTCATAGGAGAAGATTGGAAAAAGAATACAGAAGAAGAACGTCTTTTGGGAGTATCATTAACCGGAATTATGGATAATGAAGTATTAAATGGAAGTAATAGACCAGAAGGAGACAAAGAACTACCACAAATACTAGAACAATTAAGAGACCATGCACGTACAACTAATGAGCAATGGGCTGCAACGCTTGGCATTCAACCTTCTGCTGCTATCACTTGTGTTAAACCAAGTGGTACTGTCAGTCAGTTGGTGGATAGTGCTAGTGGCATACATCCTAGACATAGCAAGTATTATATTCGCACTGTACGGCAGGACATTAAAGACCCAATAACACAATTTCTTATTCAACAAGGAGTTCCTAATGAACCAGATGTCACCAAACCACATGACACTGTTATCTTCAGTTTTCCTCAAGCGGCTCCAGAGGGTGCCCTTACTAGGAACGACAGGAGTGCCTTGGAACAACTTGAGTTTTGGCTCGTTTATCAACGCCATTGGTGCGAACACAAACCAAGTATCACAGTTTATGTTAAGGAGGAGGAGTGGTTAGAAGTAGGTGCTTGGGTATATAAACATTTTGATGAAGTAAGTGGAATATCTTTCCTTCCTCACAATGAACATACTTATCGTCAGGCACCTTATCAAGACTGTACTGAAGAAGAGTACTTAGTAGCAAAAGATAAACTTAAAGATATAGAGTGGGAGAAATTTGTGGAAGAAGAAGACAATACAGTAGGAACTCAAACCCTTGCGTGCAGCGCAGCGGGGTGCGAAATATGAATCAATTACATGTTAGTTTAATTATAGGAGTAAGTCTAGGACTTGAGTATGTAGAAGAAGACAATGTATGGCTTCTTGATTTCTTCTTTGTTAGGTTTGTTCTTTTTCTTGACCCGTCCTGATAATAGTTAAAACTATTTCCTCACCTATCTGAATAGCAGCCAAGAGTTTAACAAACAAGTTATTAAATGTTTCAACACTCTTGGTTACTATTCCTCCTTTTGTCCATTGTCCAGGAAGTAGACAACCTTCTGTATCCTTCTCTGTATTTCCAGGATGAATCCTAACTCCCTTAAATCCAGGAACATTTTGAAGAAGAGGTAAGAATCTTTTAAATCTGTTACTATAACTAATATCTATTATGTATTTACCAGAAGGTATAGCTGTCTTTCCCATAATCTTTTGATAAGACACA